ATCAGTTTTTTTCGCGCTCTTCCTCGCTGTCAGCGTCTAGTGCAAGAGCGAAGTTACCCAAGCGAGTTAACACCTCTGGGTCCACGGACTTCTTGAGCTTGACCTTGTCTTCTAAGCTGAAGACCTGCTCGCCCTTCTCGTCCTGTAAGCCGAAGATGCATGCGTAGACCAGATAGTCTGTCGCATCGCCATCGGCTCGTTTGGCCCAACGTGACTTGTCTTCCAAGGTAAGTCTCTTGGCGTAGAGCTTCACGTTCCACTCGGGTACTTCAATAGTTCTTATTTCGCGGTTGCTGAAATGGGCAACCGCATCGTCAATCAGGCGACCCATTAGACAGTGGCAGTCGTTAACGCGCCAGAACCTTGCACTGTAATGCTGGCTTCAATCATTCCGTCAAAGCTGGCGGTGCGAGTGAAACCTGTAACTAAAGCTGTACCGCTGTAGTAAGTATCACCACTAGTGTCACCTTCCGGGTAGAACGCCAATGTGACGCTGTTACCTACAGCCAGGGCTACCTGACCATTGGTATCGGTCTCATCCCAGAATACGTCCAGAGAGCCTGAGAACGACTTCAGTGTCGTAATATAGGTTCGTGCCGTATCGGTCATTACCGTATCTTCTACCGTATCCGCAGTCTCTTCGATTGAGAAGGAACGCACTTCTGCTACTGCATCAGAGCCGACCTTCACAATACCATCTTGGCCTTTATGTGTAGCCATGTGTTATTCCTCCTCGGAATCGTCTTGGTTTGCAAGTTCCTGATTTTGCTCAGGTTTTTTATCCTTGGCAAGTCCGTCTGCACGCACCCACCCATTGGATTCTAGCCAGGCAACGTTGTCTTTGTGTGCTCCAACAACATTGCCGTCTTTAGTCATCTCAATCATGTTATACCGCCGTTTCTACGTCGTTTTCTTTGGTCGCGTAGGTGATATCTAGCGTGAGAGTCGCTCTTGCAACCGGCTGATCACCTTCACCACTGAACTCTGCGTCCATATTGGTAATATTCGTGTCCTTGGCATAACCGCCCCTGGTCAGGTCGGTATAAAGCGCCTCTTCAATCTCAACGCAAATGGTATCCAGCGTATCGTCATAGTTGCTGGTGCCTTTGACGTAAATCTCTACCGATACCGTTAGGTTTCGTATCTGGGTGCGTGGGATTCCCATCGTCTCATACCCAGTGCTCTCGTCTCGCGTATAAATGGCGAGTCCTGGCAACTTATCCTCTGCCAGGGGGTAGACCCTGGTCCGATAGATGTTGCTACCAGTAGTGGTCAGACCAGTAAGCGTCGTAACCACGTTATCTCTGATTGACTTACGAACATGAGCCATTACTGCTTCTCAATCAGTAGTTCTGTGATGCCCGTTCCGTCCGCCATAACCACTCTCACGATGTAATTGTCACCACCGTAGGATACAGTATCTCCCTCGGCTGCAGTGCTTACATCAGCCGTGCGAGCCGTAAGTCGTGGTCTCTGGATGGCGAAGGCGACGGAACCGCCAACATCAACCGCTTCGTAATCATTATCGACAATAGCCGTCACATCACCCGCGCTGCCACCAGTAGGCGTATAGCTGACCGTTTGACCGAAGTCATTCAGCATAATCAACCTATCACCGGCAGTCTCAACAGCCATTAATCAGCGCGCCTTTTTGCTCTAGTGGAACGCTTAGGCATTGGCTTGTCATCCAGGCCAATAGATCGGTCTTCGACAACAGGCTCGTTAAACGGAACGATACGGCCAATACCCATCAAGCCTTTAACGTCGGCTTCATGAAAGTCCTTGCCCGTCTCTACAACGTCACCAACGTTCCACGTGGAACCCTGGATAACGCAACGCTTCATTACTTGGTACTTCATACCTACTCCAAAAAGGAAGTCCCCCCACCCGAAGGTGAGGGGCTTAGTCAGCTTACTTAGCCGTCGTTACCGAATGCGAAGCTCACTGCATGACGTACTGCTACGTCTACAGATTGCAATGCAACGACTCGGACAGTGCCGCTGGTGCTGTTGCTGTATGGGTCAACAACGATGTCCAGCCCACCGAACATGCCGATGAGAAGGTCACTGAAGTTACCGAAGTACAGGTTTCCAGCAGTAGCTTGGTTAGACACGATACCGCGATAACCATTGATGGTGCCGCCAGGCTCAACTACGAATTGAGCAGTATTGGTGGCCTTCTCAACTGTCTTCAACGCGCCGTACATGCTTGCAGGCAAGATGTAAGACAGGTTGCCCATCAAAGCATTGTCTTCTGCTACAGCGGTTTCCAGCGTAACAACTTCAGCAAACGTTGGGTTTGCAGCAGCGAAGTTCGTTACTTGGTTTACGCCAGTAGTGTTCAAGATGCCTTCTGGGTTGCCTGAAGAGCCGGAACCTTCCAAGCCAGCCTTGTCAATCGCAGTAGCGATAGATTGAGCCAGGTCATCACGGATTAAGGCTTCAACGTCCAAAGAGCTTTGGATGAGCAACTGACGAGTAACGTCGGTGAATGCACCCAGAGTCTTAGGAGACATGCTCACGTTGCCGATAGTCATTTCAGACTCAGCAGCAGCCGTGCCTTCACTCGCTACGAAAGCAGCGGTAGAAGCAGCAGTCTTCTTGGGGATCTTAACGTCGCCAGACAGACCACCCAGCATACGAGCACCGGCTTGCATTACGCTTGAAGCGTTACGCAGAGCGTCGATGAACTCTTCGCCTTTGAAGTCTTCAGCAACCAAGTCGCCATCAGAACCGGCAGACATATCACGCTTCCAGTTCCGCAGAACTTCAGCAGGCAACATGATGCCTTGAGCGGTCACACCATACTGCTGTGCGGCAGCGCGTGATGCTTCAAACTCAAACGCAGCAGATTCTTGAGCGCGACGGTCAGTTGGGTTAGCCAGAGCGTGGATTGCGCGCATCAAGCTGAATCGACCAACCTCTTTTTGGCTCAGGCCAATCTCTTGGTTTTCCAGAGCGCGAGTCGTGCCGATTTCTTCCAGCAACTGACCACGGAACTCTTCGATGCTTACGCCTTCAGAGATGGCTTTCTGAGCCATATCTGACTTCTCGTGACGGGCACCAAGCTCTACGATGAGAGCGGCATTCTTTTGTGCGGCTTGACGGGCTTGCGCCTCAACCGCCTGTACATCTACTTCTGACATAATTTGCTCCTGTGCATTGTCAGTTACGATCACGGGTTGTTGCGAAGCCTCGCTAGACCGACCCACGCCAACTGTCACATCAGCGGGGATAGAAACTAGACTTGCTTCGTGGATACGGAACTTCTTGACCACATAGGTGTCTTTGTCCTTCCGCTCCATTTTTTGTACCGAGTAACCAATGCTGACATTAGCCTTGATACCGTCGGTAACATCATCAAAAGCCTCTCTGGCAAGCGCACCTTTTCCAAAGCGCACCGTCGCACGGAGTCTGCGTGCCGAGCCGTCCAGGCTTACTGATTCAATAACGCCTACTTGCTTCTCTGGGTCATGGTCCAGTAGCAAGGGGGCGCGTCCAGACTTCAGGAATGATAGGTCAATCGCCTCGTCTGAATGTTCTAATACTTCCATGCCGAATGAGCGCATAACCGGCTCTTCGCTTGAAATAGCCATGCGGACGGTTCGCTTGTCCTCATCAACAGGGGCCATCTCCATCGCCATTGCGCGAGTCATGTTCGACTCTTCTACGGCGTCTTCTGCGCGATCTTCTGCGCTGTAAGAGCTTTCCTCGACTATTTCTTCAGGTTCTTCCACAGCCTCTTCAATCTCCGTATCAGGCTCTTCCACTTCAGCCTTCGCGAATTCGACAATGTAGGAATCTTCCGTTTCTTCGACATCGACTATGTGTCTCTGTTCTTCCATGCTTACTTCCTCAATAGCTGGGCTATCACCCATAAACTCTTGATATATATCAGGATTTTCGATTCTAGCAGTATGTTCTTCGTTGTAGGTCTCTTTTTCTGCGGAGCGGTCCTTGCTGCTCTGGGGGTGCCCCTTGGGCAACAGGTCCGTGTCATGCTTGCCGCTACGGAACTTGCCGTTACGCAAGACATACAAGAACGAGTTAACGCGGGCGTAAGCCCACTGCTCAGGACTCTTTACCGTCGGTCGAACAGATCCTGGATTCGTCTTATACGCTCCAATACCTCTTCTAAACACCGCTGATAGAGTGCGTAGATTCGTGCGCTTAGATTCAACATCACCTACCCCTTCGTTGTGGTCTTTTACCTTCTTCTCCAGCCCCTTAGTGACCGAGCTTGATAGAGCCGCTCGGTCAGAGTCTTCATCCACCGCATCAAGCGATTCCTTAACTCTACGAGCGAATGCGAAGCCTGCGTCCCCGCCCCATAGCGCCCAGGCTATACGTCCGGCAGATGGATACCCGTCTTCGCCAGAACTGAACCCCTCGGCCTGCTTATCGACTTCATGCCTAGAAAAGAACGAGTACATGCGCTTCACCGTGCTAATCGACAGTTCTTTGCGGTTAGATATATCTCTCGCCCTGGCTACACCTACAAGAGTGCCGCCTCGACCATGCTCTTTGCGCCACTCCAGGCCACGCTTTGCCTCCTCGACCATACCGTCAGTAGGAGTGGTTTTGATTTCAACGCCCTTATAAGTAGGCATAGATGTCCTCTTTGTTAAGTTAGGAAAGCTCACCGAGATCTATACTAGACACTGTTGTAAGCCCCGGTGGCCCTTGCTCGCCCTGCGGCCCCTGGGGGCCGGTGGCTCCGTCTTGTCCGGCTGGACCTTGTATTCCCTGAATGCCTTGCGGGCCTGCGACAGTTGAGTCTGCGCCGTCTGCGCCGTCTGCTCCGTCTGCTCCGGCTGGACCTTGTATTCCCTGAATGCCTTGCGGGCCTTGTGGGCCTTGCTCTCCTTGCGGCCCTTGGCTTCCATCCCCACTTCCACCCCCGCCGAAATACTGGTTCGTCTGAGTGAAGCGTATCCAGCTTCCGTATTCACCGGGGCGCTTCTCAAAGGCGATGGCTCCGTTCTGTATTCTATGCTGGGGAATGCGTCCCGGCCTTCCGTCCTTACCGCTCTTGCCGTCGCGTCCAGGAGCGCCAATCGGTCCAGCAGGGCCGTCTGGTCCTCGCGGACCCTGCTCACCAGCTTCGCCGAGAGCGCCGGGAATACCCTGCGGCCCGGCCTCGCCTCTATCGCCTCTATCGCCCTTATCGCCTTTGTCGCCTTTAGAGCCACGGTCGCCCTTGTCTCCCTTGTCTCCCTTTTCGCCTTTCTCTCCCTGCTCCCCAGGCGCTCCCTGATCCCCTTTCTGGGCCTCAACGGTAGAAACAAGACTCCCAAGCTCATACAGGCGATTTCTGTAGTCTTCTTCTAGCTCCTTTAGCCTTGAAAGAAAAAGGGCTGCTGCCTGCGACGGCTTCATCAACTATCGCCTTTGAGTGCCTGAATCAGCGCCCTGTTTAACTCCTCTTCAGAGCGTTCTTCATCTGCTGAGGTTTCCGTTTCACCCGTCTCCGGGGACACAGGGATGAACTGGGCAGCATAAGGCTCCAGGGCGTATTTGACGCCAAATTGCTCCATCAACGACTTGTCACGCTGTATTTGCGACAACAACTCCTCTACATCCTTGCCGTAGTTCGCCGCAACGTCCTGCAGGCTCAAAATACCGTTCTTTAGGCCCAAAACAGCGGCTGTCATCTCTTTCTGCGGGTCAACCCACTGCCATGCTCGGCCCCTGAACTCGCTTCGAGCCGCAAAACGGTCGTATTCACGCAGAGGGACGATAATTGCGCCCATTTCCATTGTCGAATTAAGCCACTGCTCGTAAATCTTGCGTACAAAGGCGTCCAGGATGAAGGTCTGCATGTTTTTATATGCATCACGCTCTTCTAGGGCACCTTGCCGGATGCTGGAGTAGCTGGTTGACTCCAAATCGTTGCTTATAGAGGTGTAACTGATGCCCAATCCACTAGCGATGCCCTTTAGGCACGCCTTATGGAAGCTGTCGAACTCGTTTGACGGGTATTGCGGGTCAAATGACGTGAATTCAACGCCCTGGGGTAACTGATGGAACGTGCCCGGCTCTGCTTCCATGATAGGCACTGCATCATCCAGGTCATCAGCGACAAATCCGTCGCCAGACGGGCTAGTAAAGAAGCCCATCTTGCTTGCGCCAACGCGAGCATTGACTACTGCGGCCTCTCGCAGTGCGTGCAACTGCTTCATCGTAGCCATTGCCGGCGCAAACCATGTCTCGCCCCTGGTCTGACCAGCGCGAAGAGGCATGTAAACGTGAATCATTTCCTTGGAAGTCACCCGGATATGCTTGGGCGACTGGCTCATAGTAGTGAAGTCGTAATCGCCAGGGTGATATGACAAAAGGTGATAAGCGATAGGCTTCTTGAAACCGTCTAGCTCTACGCCCATCCGTATCTCGTTGCCGTTGGGAAGCCTCTTAGATAGCTCTTCATCAACACGGTCAGGCTCTATGATCTCCAGTGATATAGAGTCCTGGAAGGTCGCGTTGCGATGAATACGCACAAACGCTTCACCGTCTCGCGCGCACGACTCAATGATGAGCTTCTGAACCTCTAGCCAGGAAAGCCTGCCATCGACTGTGCAGTTCCCTGAACGTCCCCACATGCGCCAGCGGTCTTCTACTGCCTGGTTGCCGCTCTCATCCAACTTGCCGTCACTAGTCATAGCCTTGACCTGGAGCGTGAATCCCCGGTCCCCTACAACGTTGTTCTTCAGCAAGGTCAAATATCGCTTTGCGTACTCATTATTGCGAGCAAGATCCCGAGCGCGACTGCGTAATCTACGGATGGCAGGATATAGCTCGCTATCAGCACTTCGTTCAGATGACTTAAAATCATCGAACAGTCTCCCAGTGTTAGCTCCAGCGTATGACCTGGCCTGCGGTGGGAATCCTCTCATCCGTTTGACCGGGGCTTCCTGCTTGGCTTTGAATACGTCAAAGATGCCCATCAAAACCTCACTTTGATTGTTTCATTGCCTTTCTTGCCACGCTTGATGCGTTCTTTGTTCGTGTGCTCGGCAACTTCTCGTCGATAGTAATCCCTAGCCTCTGTCAGTTCAGAGAACGACAGCTTGGTCAGGCTTCTACCGGCAATGGAATAACTCGCAACATCAGCGTCAGCCTTACCAGACAGCAATGACTCAATCTTGCCAACCATGATTTCAGCATGGATGCGTGGGTCTGCCTGGTTATCGTCTAGGTCAACCAGAATGTTGAAATCGCCGGTCCCAATAACGATACGATTACCGCTTGATGTCTGCGTGATTTCTAGCTGCCAGTGGTATAGACCGGCCGTGATTGACGCGCTGGTAGCAGAGTCGATGCTAAACAGGTAGCCATCGGATATTTCGGTGGCGCTGACAGTGAACTCTGCATTGCCGCCCTGGTGGAGTCGGGCAACGTATTGAGCAGAGTATGCTGCAGTGGGATAGTCGGAAACGAAGTCTGTACGCTTCCACTGAACAAAGTCGCCAACGGTGAACTCTTCCGGTTCTATAGTAGGCGCATTCGCAGAGTCAAATAGGTTAGCCATTAATTACCGCCATGAATTTGCAAACCCCTTACGAGTTGGTGGCACAAAAGACCTTCTGACAGGTCGCTTTGATACTTCTGGTTCAGCGGCCTTAGTTTTATCTTCAGCAATGGCTTGGGCTTTCTCCGCAAAGGCATTGACGTTCACACCGATGATTGCATACGCTGCGTAAGCGTAAACCATGCAGTCCAACGCTTCGTTCCTGGCGCGAATCTTCTCAAACACGCGCTTTTTATATCCTTTGTGGTAGCGAGTCACTACTTTTTCTGCGGTCAACTGTCTGAAATACTCGTCGTTCAGGTGGTCTGCAAAGTGTATGTATCCAGCACCCTGCTCTTGTATTCGCATCCTGGCGAACAACAAGTCCTTTACCGTATCTACTCCAATGCCAAACAGTGGGCATTTAACGACGTTATTCTTACTTGGTCTTCCCGCTATGGGCTTACCTTCGCCTCCTAAGCCTTTGATTGCAAACACTTTTCTGCCGGCGTTTTTCTTGCAATATGTGTACACGGAATTGGTGAAGTGACCGCCGGAGTCAACGCATGCCGCGCGGATAGCGATCTGCCTGCCGCTCTCAGTTTCATACTGCTTGAATAGCTGCGAATCCAGGGCGCTCCATAGCTGCG